AGCAATGAATTGGGGCGCGGGTGCGTGTGTGTTTGAACGTTTCATGATACGCTCCTCATGAATGACGCCGATTACACGTTTCACGTGTATGAATCGGGATTGGATGTATGTCATTCATTGATTACATGATATCACAACCGTCATGACATTGCAACCCCCAAATTGAACTAATTCATTGAATATTGAAATGTTACTTATGTTGTCAATATATGTCAAACCGTACCCGTCATGATTCAATCATGTTATGTCAACCATCATGTATGACTGCATTATGTCAACCGATGATTCAATGAACCAACCATGATTATGTCAACCGTCAATCATGTATGCATTATGTCAACCGCAATTGATTGATGTTATTATGTTCACTTGATTATGTTCACTGCATTATGTCATTGCCAAATGACAACGACAACACCCGACCCCCATATGACCCCATGACATGCGTCAATGCATACATGTAGCGTGAGTGGTGAGAGAGACACAAGCTCGCCCCCGTATGCCCATAAGTAATGGGGCCAGCGCCAAACAAACCCAAAAATTTTTTTTGAAAAGGTATTGACAAGTGGGGTCGACTGTGATACAATGAATACGTAAAGAAGTATCCCCATTTTGGTGTATACTTCATTTTTTTAGCGAAAAAAGGGGGGCGGTTATCATGAAGTCCATAGTAGATTATACCACTGGTATTACCAACTATCTTGGTACAGCAGCAGAGAAGACAGCAACCACACAGCATAGACAGTTTGATACCTTCACTGTAGTTGATGCCGCCAGTCTGATGGTTATTGCCAACTATATCAGTGACGGCACTTCATGGTACCGAGTCGCAGATGATGCTCCATCAGCAGCCTCCACAGGATTTCTGACTTCGTACTATGCTGCAGCACAGACAGACCGTGAATTGATTCCTGCACCTGGGGCCGGCTTATCCATCTATGTCACAGACATCATAATTAGCAATGGTGCTACAGCTGGAGTTGTCCTGCTTGAGGAAGATACAGCGTCAGCAAAAACTGCTAAGCTACAAAGTCTATACCTCCCTATCAATGGAGTTATTCACATCAAGCTGACTACACCTATTAAGCTTACAGCTGCCAAAAACTTTGGCTGGACTAGTACTACAGTTACTACCCATACCGTATCTGCCGGTTACTACATTGCAGCATAAGGAGTGCCCATGGGCGAGTTACAGCATAGCACCAAAGAACTGATGAAGCTCGTACTGAGTGCTTATGTCACCTGTGGTGTTATAGGGAAAGCCTGTGATACTGCTGGTGTTAGGCGTAAGACTCACTACGAGTGGATGGCAAAGCATGCGAAGTATCGGGAATTGTTCGAAGAACTTCGTGAGAAGTTTGTCGATGGGCTGGAGCAAGTCGCAATTGACCGGGCTATGGAGAAGAGTGATAATCTACTGATGTTCTTGCTGAAGGCCGAGAGACGTGAGAAGTATGGTGACCGGCAGGACATTGCCCTATCCGGGCAGATGCACAAACCCCCGATACAGTTGGTGTTTGCTGAAGGCATGCTGACTGAGAGTGAGCGGATGATGCTGCAAGGCCCACCTGTGGGAGGCAATGGTTATGGCTTACGTGAACAGGTTGAGTCCGCCCCAGTTACTGCAGAGCTACAAACCCCACCCACATCAGCGTGAGTTCCACCAGGACGCACACAAGTATCGGGCCTTGGTATCTGGCGTTGGTGCTGGCAAAACTCGCATGGGCTGCGAGGAAATAATGAAGTGGACCCAGATATACCCCGGTAGTCTGGGCGTAATTGGTAGGTTAACAGCCAAGGCTCTTAGAGAGACTACCCAGAGACGGTTCTTCGAAGTGTTCCCCTCGTCTATAATTGAGAGTTATAATAAGTCTGAGGAACACGTCTGGGTAAAGACCCCGGCGTTCGTCAACGGTGCTCCACTGTATAGTGAGATTCTATTCTTCCACCTTGATGACCCGGGGCCTCTTGGCTCGCTTGACATATCTTGGTTCTGGATTGATGAGGCGCATGAGCCGGATGGCGATGAGGTCCCAGAGAATACGTTCCAGATGCTGACTGCCCGTTTGAGGCATCCAGCTGGACCGCATCGTGGGTTCGTAACTTCGAACTCTGGCGGTAAGGATTGGGTCTGGGATAAGTTCTTCAATCCGAAAAAACGAGACCTGTACTCTGAGTATCGCGGATGGCAAGTTCCCACAGAAGCAAATGCCATCTACCTACCTGTGGGATATGTGGAAGAACTGCGGAAGAACAATCCCGAGATTTGGGTAAGCCGGTTCTTGGAGGCCTCGTTTGAGGCGTTCGAGGGTCAGATATTTACTGACTTCGACGAGAAACTGCACATCTACAACCCTGATGAGGTCGAGATTAGCCCGGAGTGGGACTCTGGCACAGGATTTGACTTCGGTGTGGGTGCTCCCACCTGCTGTGAGTATGGTTCGATTGACCGCGATGGCATTATTTATATGTATGATGAAGACTATACTGCTGATGCGGACATTGAAGTCTTCGCACATGGCATCAAAAACCACGGGTTCGACACAGTAAATGCGGACCCATCCGTTGCGAGCCGCGGTCCAGGCAAGAAGTCGCCGAAGCAACTGTACCAAGAGCAAGGAGTTACCCTGTTACTTGCGCCGAACGACGTAGATTACTTCCTTACACTGTTTAGGAAGCTGTTGCGTGGGCGCACGAAGAAGGGTGGACCCCTGATAAGGATAAGTAAGAAGTGTTCTCACTTGATAAATCAGATTAAGCAAGCTGCGTGGGATCCAATGACTTTGCTTGGGACGACTCACGATAAGATTAAGAAGGCCGAGGACCATGCCCTCGATGCGTTTAAGTATTTCTTAAACACTTATGGCATGAGCCCAGGGCTATTGAACCCCGTGATACCGGGTAAAGGTATGCTGCGTGAGATGCGTAAGGGCGACAACTGGGAGCATGATAGCTTTGGTGAGGACGAAGACTGGGAAGATGACGATTATGCCTTCAAGGAACTAAGGCGAGGTGTGATATGAGCTGGGAAACACTAGTCTATTTAATTTTCACGGCTATTTTGGTCGGGCTGGCATATTCTACGGGCTACCAGGCCAACAAACCTGTGGTAACAGAGGAACTACCTGTGGTCCGTAAGAAGTACAAGCCGAAATACAAGGCCAGCGACTTACTGGACCCAATCACACCTGAGGACCAGAGGTTAGAGCGGGCTATGGAGGTAAGAGAAAGGGGGAGGGTAACAGATGGCGACGAAGACGACAACCGCAGATGAGCAGTCCGAGAAAGAAAAGAAGTTGTTGGAACACATCCAAGACTGTTACCGTGCCGCCTACGCTTACAAAGAGGCCATTGGCATCAATACTCTTATGTCAAAGTGTGAGGAGTACTGGTCTGGGGACATAAACGAGCCCGAGGATGAAGACGACCCTGCTTCAGAGACTAACATTGTCCAACCTGTGATTGAATCCCAGGTGGCCGACTTAGTTGATGGGCAGATGGAGTGTTTAGTCAAGGGTGTTGGTCCGTCCGATGCACCATTCTCTAAGGATATCGCTCAGATTCTGAAGTGGATTTGGTACCACAACAAGATGATACCCAAACTAGACGAGGGTGAGCGCGACCGACTGAACCTTGGCACAGTGTTCTGGAAAGTGTACCAAGACTTCGACGCTTTGAATGGTCGAGGCTTAGCGACTATGATGCCGTGTGACCCCAGTACTTGTTTCCCTGACCCGAAAATTAAGGATAGGCGCAGAATACAAGAAGGTGACTTCTTTATTCAGGTCCTACCTTACACCCGCAAGGAACTTATCCGTCGGTTCGGTGACAAGGCCCGCAAGGTCAAAGCAGAAGGTAACTTCACCAGTGAGAACCCCAACATCTACAAAGATCAGGACGATGGAGCTGGGGCTAATGAGATAATCAATGACCAAGCACTGTTGTTTGAGTTCTGGGAAAAGGATGATGAAGGTAAACTTCGGCGAATCTATGCTACTCGTGATGTGCTGTTGGATGACTCCGATGATACCCACAATGTGGACGGGATTCGGAAGGGCTTTTATCGTCATGGGAAGTATCCATTTGTGCCGATTGTCTGCTACGCTAAGAAGGGCAGACTCTGGGGACTAAGTGATACTGAACAACTGATTCCAATCCAAGATACCATCAATGATTTGGACGACCAGATTAAGATGAACGCCCGACTGATGGGCAACGTCCAAATGGTAGTTGGCATTGGAGCTGGTATCAATCTTAAGAAGTGGACAAACAAACCGGGACTTAAGATTCCTGCCAAGGACCATCTTGCCTTCAAGGAAGTACAGCCTGCCTCCATGCCTGCCTACATTGTTGCCCGCAGAGACCGTGCGTTTCAAGAGTCGGAACTGGTATCTGGCAGGTCAGATGTGGTCGAAGGGAGGCGGTCCGGAAGTCTACGTGCGGCATCTGCCATCATGGCTCTACAAGAGGCTGGGTCACGCCGTGCGAACCACAAGAAGCTGATGAACCAAGAAGGTTTCCGGGACATCAACGACTTGCTATTGGAGTATACTAAGGAGTTCATGACTGAGGAACAGGCCTTCGACATCACAGAGAATGGTAAAACAGACTACCTGTGGTTCCGGGGGTCAAGTCTGAAGGAAGTACCTTGGCTTACCCGGAATGAGAACTTTAACCCAGACAGTGATGCTGTCGAGACTCAGGGAAGGTATAAACCGCTACTGGATGATGATGGCGAGCCAATGAAGAAGGAAGTTGAGGTAGACCTGGAGATTACCTTTGGTGCAGGTATGCCGAATAGCAAATCCTTCTTGTATCAAGCAGCCATCGAGCTCGCACGTGAGAACCTGATTACACAGGAAGAAGCACGAGCTACCTTAAAGCAAGTTCTCAACTGGCCTATTATCGACCCGTTTGAACCTGTGGGAACCTTTGCTGGGCGTAACAGTTCGGCAGAACAACTCGCTGTTGCGAATGGTCAACCTATGCCAGGAACAGAACCTACCCCAGAAACCGAGACTGGTGGGCAAGTACCAACTGGTCCTATGGAACCTGAACAGGCTGTGGAAATGTTTATGCAGTCAATGCAGTACATTCCTCCTGAGATTCTACAGAAACTGTTACAGCAACTAAGTGGGATGGGTGCTCCTGCACAGGGAGGTATGGTACAATGATTATCCTGAATCGGGAAGGTACTCCCATTGAAAGGTATCTCGACCACAGTACAGACTCATCGATGCAACGGTTCTACATGAGCCATCAGTCTGGTCGGAAACGGCTATACAGTTTACCTATCTGTCCCAAATGTGAGAAAGCAGGGTTACGGGACAAAGGTTGGGGTACTAACAAGAACATGGTCTGTCCTGGGTGTGGCTATCATGGTCCAGCTACTTATGTGATGGCTACATATACGCAAGAGAAACTCTATAAATGATACCCTCGGTGACACCGATAAGTCCGTGATTCGGCTACGTTAAAGCTGTAAATTCGGGTGGCAACCTGTAAATATGCGGAGGTATTATCATGGCTAAGGTTACACAGCAAGACTATCAGGCAGCGGTTGAGGCGTCTTTGAAACCAGGTATCGACAATGGTGCAGGGTTACAGGATACTGACATTCCGGACGATGCCGAACAGGAAGAAACTCAAGTTGAGGAAACTGACGAACCGGAGACTGAAGCTGAGGAAACTTCTGTTGAACCCACTTACAAAAAGGGGCAAGTTGAGTCTATTGTAAAGACTCGGGTTGGTACCTTACAGAAGAAGATTGACCGCCTCACTGGTTTTCAGAAGGCAGTTGATAAGCTCTGTGAGATTACTGGACTAAACTTCGATGCCCTCACAGCTCGGTTGGAGAATATGTCGATTGACCAGCAAGCCCAGATTCTTGGCAAAACCCCAGACGAAGTCCGTCAGGTTCGTGAAGCCCAGAAGGAACAGGTTGCTGCAAACGGTAAACTCCAGTCGATGACCCGCCAGCTCGAAGAACAGACTTTGAAGTCCGATGTGAAGTTTCATGATTTCGACCTATATAAGGAAGAGATTGATGAACTGGTTCAAGACAACCCTAAACTCTCATTGAAACAGGCCTATATGTTGGCCAAAGGAGATACAGCTATTATAGCTGCTTCTCGTGATGCCGAACAACGGGCTATTGCAAAAGCCGTCAATATGAGAAGCAAAGGGGTTGTCTCACCTATTGGAGGTGTTGGCGACAAAGGAATGAAGCTTGATGCGGCGACCATCTCCGCGGCAAAGTCAATTGGGATGGACCCACTCGAATACAAGAAATACCAATCTATCGATAATTTAGACGCCTTCAGAGCGTCGAAAAAGAAGGGGTGAAGAAAACGTGGCTAAAGTCGTAGAATACAAAACGTCATTGGACCAGACTCAGCCCACTCAGCTTAAACTTGCTGTGAATAACAGTCAGACAATTGCTGATGGGGATCTGCTTGTTATGGCCTCTGGTCGAGTCAGCAAAGCAGGCGCAGCGGCCACACTTGTTTGTGGTATTGCTCAGCAGGCTATTACCACAGGTGTTCGGGCTACTGGCACGCTTACCTGGGCAGGTGTCTCGGTAGACAATGAAATAGTTACCATCGGCACTGATGTCTATGAGTTGACTGTGGATACTGTCTTCCAGGCTGGTCGAATCAAGGTCTACATTTCAGGTACATCCGCAGACGTTGGTGTTGTGGCTTTGGCGAAAGCCATCAACCTCAATCTCAATAGTCAGTTCACAGCCGTCTCTGATACCAGCGGCGATACCGTTGTTATCACAGCTAAAAACTGTGGTACGAAATATAACGGTATTGCTACTACTGAGGGTTGCACAAATGCCTCTTGGGGCGCTGGTGTTACCGCAAGTGGTACCAACACAACCAAAGACGGTGTTGCCGTTACTGACGATGATGTTATTCCTGTTCTTCTCATCAGTGACAAAACAGTCATTCGCCTTCAGAGGCTGGCAACGGCTCGTGGGGTTACTCCGATGGATATCCTCACAACCTGGATGGATATTGTGGCTGCTCAAACTGTGGACTGTGACGATGTTACCGGCGGGTTGCTGACCCCGGTAGCCTATGACAATACAGCGGGCTGGATAGATTGCCTGGTAAAGGCATCTGCCCTGTGGAATGCGTAAGGGGGTGTAGTTAATGTTGCAGTCTGGCAATTTTCAGAAACTGTTGGAACCCAAGTTCCGCAAGATTTTCTTCTTGGCCTACGACGAAGTGCCTGAACAGTACTCCGACGTCTACAATGTGCTCACCTCCAAGAAGGCCAAGGAATATGACTACCACGTCAGCGGCACGGGACTCTGGGATGTAAAAGTCCCCGGTGGTCCTATCAATGAAGAAGGCATCGAGACTGGTCTTGAAGTGACCTACACCCATGCATCCTACGCCAAGATGATTACCATTGAGCGTGAGTTGGCAGATGATGAGATGTATGGTGTAATGGATAAACTGCCTCGCCAAATGGCACGTGGCTGTCGTGCTACCGTCGAAGGATACGCGGCTGCAACTCTGAACGCTGGCTTCTCGGCCGTCGGTTATGATGGTGTTGCGTTGTTCTCCGCCTCCCATCCACTTCTCAAAGGGGGTGTATCCAGTAACTATGCAGGTGCTGTGAACCTCACCGATGCCGACCTGAGAACCGCCCTTTTGGTTATGAAAAATCAGAAGACGGAAGAAGGACTGAAGATGCAGGCTAAGGCCAAGCAGCTTATCATCCCGCCTGACCTGGAGTTTACGGCTATGACGTTGCTTCAGTCTACCGGTTTGGTTGGCTCTCCCAACAATGATGTCAACGTCATGAAGGGTCGCCTGTCTCCCATCGTCATGGATTATCTCACCGATACCAACGCATGGTTCCTTCGCGACCCCGCTCTCTCTGAGCTCAACTTCTTCTGGAGGGTGAAGCCTGAGTTCAAAGGTTCCGAATTGTTCGACAACATGGTTGCCAAGTACCGCGGCTACTGCCGGTTTACTAATGGGTATTCCGATTGGCGCGGCTGGGTTGGCGCTGCTGGCACAACCTAAGATTCTGTCCGTTCTGAAGGCTGGGAGGGGGGAGACTTCGGTCTCCTCTCTTTCTATGAAAGGGGTGTATCAAAGTGACAGGAACTACCTTAGCCACAAGACTTTCTGAGTTTGGAGATATTGATGCCTCGGCCTCCCAAGTTATTGGGTGGATTGACCAGTGTCAAAGGGAGATTGCTACCGAAGCCGGTAAGGCATCTCGGAGTACAATTACTACTGTGGTAGCTAATACAGAGAAGGCTTTACCAGCCGACTTTGCGGCCCTAATTGGTGTACTTATAGCCGGGGTGCCATATACCCGGATGGACGAGATTATTATCCGTGAGGATGGTTTTATAGTTTTTCCAGAAGACATTACTACCTTAACCCTGCTTTATCGCAGAATCCCCGCAGCATATACAGCTTTGGCTACTGAGCTGGAGGTTCACCCCCTTATTCATCATGCTATCTTATACTACCTTATCGCTATGTACTATGACCAAGAGGGTGAGGGTGATGCTGAAGAGAGTGGGCTTGCCCAGAGATATATGAATAGGTTTGAGTATCTTAAGCAGAAGGCTATTGACCGTATCAATAATATAGACGCTTCAGGCCCAACACCTACTACGGACGCAATGTATAAGAGGTCCAGATACCACTCCAGTAGCCTTTCTGTGGAAGACGAGGATGGGTACGTTTAAGGAGGCTGACCTATGGGCTATCTATTGGACTATATCACTGATTTTTCAGGCGGGGAAAATACAGTCTCCGCCCCCGACCAGATTGCCCAGAATCAGGTCCTTACCGCAGAAAATGTAGATCTTCCTCTTCAAGGAGGCTTTACTAAGCGTAAAGGAAATGTAGTTATCGCTAGTGGCTTTCCTGCTACCGTAGTTCGGACCATTGAGTTTGAGTATCTAGGCTCTAGTGGGCGTATTAGAAAGATTCTAGTTCTTTGTGCCAATGGTAATATGTATCTTCAGACCTCACCTACCGTTGTGGCCTATGCCTGGGGTAATGGGTACCATTGCGATTATGAGGTATACCGGAATAAATGCTACATCATAGGTGGGGGCAAATATATTGTTTGGGATGGGACAACATTTTCGACTGTGGCTAATGGTAATGGTGATAGCAATCTTGCTGAGGTGGTTAAGTGTCAGCTAATTGAGCAGAGGGGTGAACGTATATTTGCTGCCGGTAACCCAGATTGGCCTAACACCTTATACTTCAGTGAGCAAGCCGATCCCACCTACTTTAAGACAACGTCCTCTCTGCCTGCTGTTACAGATGATGGAGATACTATTACTGCAATTAAGGAGTTCTTTGAGGCTTTGGTGGTCTTTAAGACCAGGTCTATCTATGCATGGTCAGGTTGGGACCCTACTACCGATGTGGAGTTTAATCGACTTGCTGCCACTATGGGTACTCGCTCTTATCGTTCCATCCAGTATGCCGGTAGTAACCTACTCTATCTTGGTGATGATGGGTTGTATGCTCTTAAAGGTACTTATAAGAATGTTATTGTTACTGAGAAATTGTCTACATTTCATACCCCCGAGTTTCAGAATATCTATAGGTCTGAACGTACACGTATCGGCGATGGTTTTACCAAACTTGAGAATCCTACCACCCTACCCACTGGCAATGGCATAGAGGCTGACTATACGTTTGATAGTAAGTATCTCGCAGTTGCCCATGCTACAGCACCATACTTAAGTGTCTATAGATGTGCTGAGGGCGTATTGACCAAACTTGCCAACCCTACTCCTACTCCTACAGGTACAGGGGTTGCAGTTAAGTGGAGTCCAGATGGTACGTTTCTAGCTGTTGGTCATGCAACTACACCATTTATTACTATCTATAGTCGTAGTGGTGAGACCCTAACTAAGTTAACGGACCCAGTAGATTTACCTATTGGCTCAGCAAACGGTGTTGCCTGGTCTTTAGATATGTCCTATCTAGCCGTAGTATTTCTTAGTTCCCCATATATTCGGATATACGCACGCAGCGGGAACGTATTCACTAAGATTACGGACCCATCAACCCTTCCTACTGGAGGGGGACTAGACTGTGTGTTTAGTCGGGATATGGCTTATTTGGCAGTCGCTCATGAGGTCACACCATTTATTACCATTTACTCACGAAGTGGCAGTACCTTCACAAAATGTGCTGACCCAGACCACCTCCCTGTGGGTCATGGCCAAGGTGTATCTTTCAGTTACGATAGTCTCTATTTGGCTATAGCCCACTATAATAACGCTCCAACGGCCCCCCACGGTTTAACAGTTTATAAAAATGCTGGTAGTGGGGATTTCAATTATATGGTTCCCCCTACCGGTGCTCGAGCTGATAATGGGTATAGTGTTCAATTTAGTCAAGATAGTTACTATCTGGCTGTAGGTTACGGCACTACTCCTTATATTACCATTTTTAAGCAAGACCCCACAGTAGACCCCATGTACGGAGTAGACCCAGGTGGCCCGGCATATACCCCACCAGAGCATGACTACTTTCTCTACAGAGCGATGGCTAATCCCACAGGGTTGCCGACTGACCACCCCTATTATTCAGCCTTTAGCCCAGACGGGAACTATCTGGCGGTTGCTCATGTAGCCTCTCCATACCTGACATCATACATTCGAGGTGTTCCCGTTCCCCACTTCTATAACCCTAACCATGCCTGCGTTCATGAAGGGAAATACCTTCTCTCTACCGTGCAAGGCACATCATGGTTAAGCAATTTGGGAGTAGTACAGGTAACAAATTCAGATATTTTTCTCTTAAATCTTGAGGCCTTAGTCAACAATCTAATTCAGTTCACAACTTATACAGGTTGGGCTGTTACTTCTTGGTTATCTCGGTCAGATGGCATCCTCTTTGGTGGGCAAGGAACTACTATTAGACAGTATCAAGAGGGTTATACTGATGGGGGTACAGCCTACTCAGTAAGATTGAAGACTGGTACAAAGTTTCAGAAAACCCCATTGAATATGAAGAAGTATCGATATGCCTTTGTTTGGTTAAGACAGTATGACCAACCTGTGGATGGGTCCACAATCTTGCTTACCATATTTATCGATGGGCGAACTCTTGATTGGCTTGCTATTAACTCTACAGTTGAGCAAATCATCGACCCCGATGAGTCAGGTGTCTGGGACGATGAAGATGCTATCTATGATGCCTCTACTTATGACTTCACAGATTTGGTAACCAGGGATGTGAAGATTAGAAAGAGGGGTAGACGTATTCTTTATGAGTTCACAGATTCTACAAATAACCAACCTTTAACGGTCTATGGTTTAGGGGTAGAGTACAAAGTAAAGAGGCCGAAACGGGGGTGAGTGAATGGATAATCTTAATCGACTGTATGATTTCCAGCCTCAGGCTCGGATTCGTTCGGCCGAGATAGATGCCGAGTTTAATCAATTAGTTTTACGTTCTAATGAGTTACTCGCCGCTGGGAATATTCCAGGGCCTCAGGGAGAGCAAGGTGTTCAGGGTGACCCTTTTCTGTACACAGATTTTACCCCTGAGCAACTAGCCCTTCTTGTCGGACCTCAAGGTGACCAAGGTGATCCATTTCTCTATGAGGATTTTACCGTAGGACAATTAGCCCTATTGGTAGGACCTCAAGGTGAGGAGGGGTATACACCTATTAAGGGTGTCGACTATTTTGACGGAATTACCCCCGTCAAAGGGGTTAATTATTTTGATGGTGCCACAGGGGCTAAAGGTGACAAAGGGGATAAAGGAGACCGGGGAGATGCCTTTGTCTATGCTGATTTTACTCAAGGTCAACTAGATCTTCTGATTGGACCACAGGGAGAGCAGGGAGTTCAAGGAGATCCCTTTGTCTATGAGGACTTTACTTCTGAACAACTTGCACTGCTTGAGGGTCCACAGGGTGAAACAGGCCCCCCCGGTGCGGCTGCGGTTGGTGGGAAACTTCCATCGGCGTATGTAGAACTATCCACACCGCAGGGGACGACTTCTGCTACCTTTTAAGATGTTCCTGGAATGTCCACTACTATTACTATTACACAAACTGTGGAACTTGCTGTAATGGCTTCCTTTGAATTGCAAACTCAGTCAGGGGCAGCCCCATCCAGCATTGAGGTTTGTGCTAGTAT